AGAAAAACAAGAATTAATAAATAGACAAAAAAAAGAAGAAGAATTAATCAAACAACAAGAATTCATAAAACAACAAAAATTGAAACGAGAAGAACAATTAATAAAAATACAAAAACAAGAAGAAGAATCCATAAATAGAGAAAAACAAGAATTCATAGATATAGAGAATAAAATAAGAATAAATGAAATAAACCTAGAACAACTGAAATACTACAACTTCAACCTCACTACGCCTCCGGATGTCCCGACGGCGTGAATGCATTCAACAATAGAAACGGAGAAGTCGCTCTCAACGTGTGATTATTGAAGCGCCCGGGATGTTTCCTTTGCTGAAAATGTTTTATGGCAATATCGGCCCCAAATATTAATCACTCAATCCAAAATTGCTCCTCGCAATACTATTTTTTGTCGGTCCCTTTTGTTTCTCACTCTGTCTCTTCACTTTGTATACTCCACCTGTATTCTGTATATGCGGTTTAACACCGCCATATACATTCAGCAAAAAATCGTCATTGTCTTCATGCACTTCCGGCAAAATACGCGTCATCGGTTTCTCCAATACTTGCAATAAATATTCGGTTTTCAATAATTTACGGTATTCTTGTATCGTCATATTTCCATAAAATTTGTCCAATAAATAATGAGGATCAGGCGCCTGTTTGATATTCTTTTTAAATCCATACACTTTTCCGTATATTTGATTCAATAAATGATAACGTTCGAATTTAGTCGAATCGTCCAAATTTTCGCGCCACAAATATGCAACTCCGCATTCTGGTCTGCAAAAAGAACCATATCCAAATATAGTATTATTCATATCATATTTGGGAATGAAACATGCCGGATTATCAAATTCATATGTGCACCAAAAACACGCCGATTTCTTATCCACCGGAAAATTCTTGCAATATTGCATTCTTAATTGCTTCAATTTCATATGAATATCTTTCATACTAATGTCGGCATATTCATTATCAACCTCATTAGAACCCACAGCCCCTTGTACAAGAGAACCATTGCATTTTTGACATATAGGTTCTCTATATGCAATATTTTGTTCTTTCTCTGAACAAGTACCAACAGAATCATTATAAATAGCAAACTGCTTTGTTGGTATTGTCTCGTTATATGTTTTGATTTCCGGGGGTACAGCGGGGTCATATGAATGAGGGTCTTTTACTACGGATTCGTTTTCCAAATTCAAATTATTCAAATCTTTGAGAGAGCATTTCAAGTGCATAATAACATTTACGATTTGGTTTGGTGAAATCGAATCCGGTTGTGGACTTTCAATCAATTTGCCGCCTTTTGGTTTTCTTCCTCTTTTTTTGATTTCGGGTTCTTGTATTGTCGTTTCCGTTTCGAATACTGGTGTTTGTATTTTCTTTTTACGTTTTTGTAGAGAACTATTCATATATATGCAACAAACTAGAAATAATATTTATGTTGTTTATAAAAATGTTTTATATTGATCCCATGTACATTTTTTATCTCACTTATTTGTAAATGAAATCGAAATTTGCAAAACCCATTTTTTCTATATTTCTATTATTGACATTTTTAGCAGGATGGTATTTTTATGTAATGAATCCCAAAACATTGTTTATGGAATACATGGAAAATATGCAAGAAAATTTATCAAAAGAGGAAGAGAAAAAACGAGAGAAAGAACGCGAAGAACAAGGGAAACAACGCGAAGAAGACGAAAAACGACAACGAGAACAAGAGGAAGAACGAAAACGAGAACGAGAAGATGTAATAACAGTCAAAGATGCAAGTCGCGAAAATACCAATTATAATACAAATATGTACGCCGGATTTGACCCCACAAGTCAATATGTAGGAGTATATACAAATTTAGACCAAATTCACGAATCCACGAGTTATTCCGAATTGAGCGATAATCCAATGGACGCAAATTGGGGCGGCGTTTTGTATACCAAACAAGCAGTGGAATCGGGCAAATATGACGAAAATGTAATAATGCCATATGGACATGATCCTGAACGCGGTGTTGGCATGTCTACAAGCGTTCATGCTGGAATTGGAGATATGAAATCAGTTTTTGCATAATAAAAATTCGACAATTTTAGTAGAACATGTTTTGCTTATTTTTCGCCCAGTTTCCAACAATATATCGTCCAAATATGCCGGGTTCTCTTCCAAAGATTTCAATAAATGTAAAAGAGAACCTCCGCCTTCTTCGTTCCTGTTTTTCGCCATAATTGCACAAGCAGTCTTTGAACTAATCCCGGGTATTTGGCACAATACAATTTCGGCCATGTTGGCACTTGTCAGGTTCTCTTTTTTCACTTTTTTAACAACCGTTGAATAAGATGTTTGTGATGGTGCTATTAGTGATGCTCCTGGTGGTCCTATTAGTGGTGGTCTTGGTCCTACTCCTTCTGCTTGTCTATCATTATCTGAAGAATTTTCATTGAGAGTACCAACAGAATCTTGATTTACTGTGAAACCAAATGGAACACGACCTTTTGCATAATCGCGCCCGATTTTATCGCACATATTTATCAATAATTCGGCCGTTTCGTGCACATTCGCGGTTCTCAAAACGCTGAATCCTTTGAAGACATTGAGCGAAGTAATGGTCGACAATACCACTTTTTTCTCAAATGCATTGACAGAAGAGAGAAAACCTTCGATAATATACACAATATGATGTCTAGGTAGTCCGCCAGCATTTGCTAGACGATGCGACTGTTCTTCGTAGCGACCGTCTTTGATACTTGCCAACAGGTCTTGTATGGTTTTACGTTCAATGCAGAGAATGTCATTATTTCGCCGCACAATGACGTCGCCTAATTCCAATGTTTGTATTTCGATTGTGGTTGTCTTATTATTTATTGTCGCCACATATTTATTACATGATTCAATAAGTGCATGTTCTCTATTATCAATGACGAGTTGCATTCTATAAAATAAATAAATATGTCTATATTTATTTTATGCGGTTAATATATAATGACAACTGTAGGCAAAATATATAGCGATAATTGTATTCATTGCAAAAAAATGGCGAAAGACTGGGAAAAAATGAAGAAGCATGTATCGAAACTTGGTGGCGGAGACGTCGATGTACGCGAATTCGAAACCACCAAAGATGCGGCGGAATTGGACAAATACAAGACAGAATTAAAAGAAAAATATGGCGGAGATCTTACATATGATGGAGTGCCGTCATTGTTCAAGGTTGATAGAAATGGAAAAATCGAATATTATGGGGGAGAACGTAGTGAAAAGGCGTTGACGAATTGGGCACTTGAACAAGATAAAAACGTAGTTGCAGGAGGCAGTAAAAAACGAGTTAAAACGAGAAAACAAAATAGAAAAACAGGGAAAAAAATAAATAAAAGGAGAACCAAAAAAAAATCCTCTTGTGGATTTTGGTAAAAACTTGGTCGCGTTGGATTTTGGTAATTTATTATATATATTTATATATATACATATATATGAATTGTATTTTTTGTTGTGTATTCAATGAAGAAAAATATATCGACATGTTTTATCTTCTATTAGAAAGCATATTTATCTACGGAAATTTGAATGATAATACTGATATATTAATTTATACATCAACCGCGTTTATGAATACAATTAAAAAAAGTCATTTGTTCAACTACAAAATAAAATTTGAAATAAATGATACATATGATAATATCGAAAAGGCATGTAAATCAAGATTGAAATTATTTGATTTATCATCTGTTGGTAATTATAATAAAATTCTGTATTTAGATACTGACATTTTGATAAAAGATGATATTAACAAAGTGTTTGATGTTTGTAAAGAAGATATTTTGTATACATTAGAAGAAGGTGAAATTGATAATGATTATGACCATTGGGGAAAAACATTATTTGATGAAGAAATAGATAATTACTACGATAAAACAGCATTTACAAGTGGAATACTATTATTTAATAATTGTGAAAAAATAAAATATTTATTTGATAAAATAAACGAAGATAATACCAAGAGACCTCATAATTTTGTATGTCATGACCAACCATATATAATATACAATGCTTTCAAATATAATTTATATAATAATAAAATATTGAAATCTTTTGTTGTAAATAATGATTGTAATATACACAGTGACAAAGTTATTCATCATTTTCCAGGAGGACCAGGTATATATCACCACAAAATAGTTTCAATGACTAATTTTTTGAATAATAGTAAAGATTTTACTATTACAAATAATATTAACAAAACAAAAAAATATATTGATGAAAATTTATTACCAATTATTTTGAATTGTCGTGAATTATTAGAAGGAAATATTTTTATGTTACATAATACAACTAGATATACGGATGTATATTTGAATAAATCAAAAAATATAAGTAATTTATTATTGAATAAAAACATAAATAAAGTCATGGAAATAGGATTCAATTCTGGATTTTCAACATTATTGATGCTTGTAACGAATCCTAATATACATATTACGTGTCTTGATTTGGGAGAGCATGCATATACCATACCATGTTATCAAAAAATAAAAGAAACATTTGGAAATAGAATAAATATAATAATTGGCGATAGCAGAAAAACATTACAAAATATGAATAATAATTATGATTTAATACATATTGACGGAGGACATTCAACTGAAGTTGCAGAGAGTGATATTATAAATTCGTATAGATTATCTAAAAATGGTACAATATTGATAATGGATGATTATGATTTTGTAAATTTGCACAAGTTATGGGATAACTATATTGTCAAATATAATTTGAAAAAATTAAATATAAGTTTATATAATTCTCCACATCATGATATCAAATATGTTAGTATTTAATGATGTATGTATGAAAACAAAAAATAGAAAAACATTCAAACATTTATTCTTTGAAAAAAATTGAAAACAAAGATATGAAGATTATCATCATATAAATACACACAATGACAACAACAACGACAACAACGACAACAACGACAACAACTACAACATTGAAACAGATTGGCAAACATTTCAGATTAGTAGATATACAAGTATTTGACCGGGTTACAAAACCCGACGATTCTTCCGACGAAGAATCCAAGAAAAAATCAAAAAAAATGAAAAATTTCGCAATTCAAATGTTTGGTATCAACGAGAAAGGCGAGACAGCAAGCATACTCGTAAATAATTACCGCCCGTTTTTCTACATGAAGTTACCCGATAGTATTGTTGTCGATGGCAACCAATTATACAAACATTTCACTGAACACGCCGATTTACAAATAATAAAATCCGAGATTATTTCGGTACAAATAGTACAAAAACACAAATTGTACGGATTCAGCGCAGGTAAATTACACAATTTCGCAATCATTACTTTCAAAACCATGGAAGCAATGAACAAAGTAAAAAATCTATGGTACGTCTATGAACACAATCAACGTAAAATGAAACCATATTACATCACACTAAATAAAAAATCAATGCGATTGGAAATATATGAAAGCAATTTACCCCCGATTTTGCGGTATTTTCATATACAAAATATCAGTCCATCTGGTTGGGTATTTTTGAGAACAAATTTGTGCATAGTACCAAAAGATAAAACTACAACCTGTAAGTATGAATACGAATGTGCGGTGAAAGCGGTCGAATCTGCGCCTGAAAAAGAGACGGTTGTGCCTTACAAAATTTGCAGTTTTGATATAGAGGCCAGTTCATCCCATGGCGATTTTCCGATACCGGTAAAAAGTTACAAGAAATTGGCGGCGAATGTAGTGGACATCTTTTATAAACAAGGGCTGGTCGATTTCATAACGCAAGAAAAAGCGGCGATTCTTTTGAAGAAAATCGTAATGACTGCATTTGGTTACGATCATTTTGACGACATAGATCTAGTGTATCCTGTTGCAAAACCGACCAAAATACAATTGAACAAAATGATTGAAGAATTCATTGTGAAAAAAGTGGCAATGGATATTGTATGCAAAGAAGATACGATTGAATCTGCATTTGAACGTATGAATACGGCGGCGGCGGCGACACATAAAAGTTATCACGATGATGAAGAAGCAGACAACGAAGTACTGGAAAACGAAGGAGCCGACGAAGAAGATGGAGTTGGCGACTTTGATGAATATGCAGATTATGAAGACGAAGAATTAGAAGAAGTACCAACAGAACAATATAAAACACCATCAACGACATCGACGAAATCAAAAGTCAAACAAACAATAATGGATCTGTTGGCATGTGACCTAAATCGTGATGCAAAAATCCAGAAATTGACTGCTGCAATGGGCAACGTATTTCCGAAATTGGAAGGCGATAAAGTGACATTCATTGGCTCTACCTTCTTGCGATATGGTGAAAAAACGCCCTACAGGAATCATTGTATTGTGCTGGGGTCCTGTGATAATATTGCGGGGTGTGACATTGAAATCGCTGTGGACGAATCTGAAGTTTTGACGAAATGGACCGAAGTCATTCAACAAGAGAATCCGGATATAGTTATTGGATACAATATATTCGGGTTTGATTATGAATTCATGTTTAGACGCGCACAAGAAACGGGATGTTACGCGGAATTCCTGAAACTGTCGCGCAACAAAGACGAAATATGTGCGAAAACGGACCGAGAAAGCGGGGAAATGGAAATTGAAAATACAAAGGTTGTCTTGGCAAGTGGCGAATATGATTTGCGATATTTCAAAATGGCGGGGCGAATTCAAATAGATATGTACTCCTATTTCCGCCGTGATTTCAATTTGTCGTCCTATAAATTGGACGATGTTGCAGGACAATTCATCAGCGACGATATCAAATCCGTTGTTTTAGACGAAGAAAGGGGGTCGACACGACTTTATAGTCAAAATTTGGCGGGATTGTGCGTTGGCGATTTTATTCATATTGAGCTCACAGGATTTTCGAGTGATTATTACCAAAACGGTCGCAAATTTCGTGTGTTGGCAATTGAATCGGACGTCGAAACGAGTGAAGGAAAAAAATGCAATATAATAGTTATAGACGGATTGCATAACATAACGGAAGAAGCATCGGGTAAAAAAATAAAATGGGGAATGGCGAAAGACGATGTATCACCGCAAGATATTTTCCGATTGTCTGGCGGGTCTTCCGCCGATCGCGCGATTGTCGCGAAATACTGTATTCAGGATTGCAATTTAGTGCATCATTTGATGAACAAAATCGATGTTGTAACGGGCTACATTGAAATGTCGCGTATTTGTTCGGTGCCGATTTCGTTTTTGGTATTTCGCGGTCAAGGAATCAAATTGACGTCTTTCGTCGCGAAAAAATGCAGGGAAAAGAATACGTTGATGCCGGATTTGGAAAAAGCAAGTGGCGACGGTGGATACGAAGGCGCCATTGTATTGCCGCCAAAATGCGCAATGTATATGGACAACCCTGTGGCGTGTGTGGATTATTCGTCTTTGTATCCCAGTTCCATGATTTCACAGAATTATTCTCATGATAGCAAAGTGTGGACAAAAGAGTATAATTTGAAAGGCGAACTTATAAAAACGACGGGTGAAATGGATGCGTCCAAGAATTTCATATATGACAAGTTGCCTGGATATGATTACATCATTATTGAATTCGACACATACGAGTACCGGAGGCCAGCGAATAAACCGAAAGCCGCTGCAATAAAAACGAAAGTGGGTAAAATGGTATGTTGTTGGGCGCAATTACCGGACAATCAGAAGTCCATCATGCCGTCTATATTGGAAGAACTACTGAAAGCGCGTTCGGCTACGCGCAAGGAATCGCAGAAAATGGAAAAGACGGATCCATTCATGGCGAATATATTGGACAAACGGCAACTCGGTTACAAAGTTACGGCGAATTCACTTTATGGGCAATGTGGCGCGAGGACATCGACATTTTATGAGAAGGATGTGGCGGCATGTACTACTGCTACCGGACGCATGATGATTATATATGCCAAACGCATTATTGAAGAAGTGTATGGCGACCGTGTATATGAAACGGCGTGTCAAGGGCCGGTAAGATGCCGTGCAGAGTATGTGTACGGGGATTCTGTCGCGTCATTTACGCCGATCCGGTTTACAATTGGAAACGAAACACGGGTTAAAACATGTTTGATTGGCGAAGTTGCCAAAAAATATGGCGGAAATCTTTGGATAAAATGCAAAGAACCCGGCAAACAAACCAAAGAATATTGCGAAATGAAAGATATGGAAATATGGACAGAGAAAGGATGGACGAAAGTGTATCGTATTATAAGGCATCTGTTGGCACCTCACAAAAAAATGATCAATATAAAAACACTTGAGGGAAGTGAAGTTGTAGTGACAGATGATCATTCATTATTGAATCCTTCCGGCAAAGAAATAACCCCGAAAGAATGCAACATAGGCACCGAGTTACTCGCTTGCAAAATGGGCGAAATACCAACAAAAGAAATAATAACTTATATGCGTGAAATTGATTACGAAGGATACGTATATGATTTGACTACTGAAAATCATCATTTTGCAGCGGGAATAGGAAATCTTATTGTCCATAATACTGACAGTGTATTCTTCACCTTCAATTTGGAAAATCCGGATAGTGGCGAGAAAATTCGCGGGAAACCGGCTCTAGAAGCCACTATTGAAATTGCGCAAGATGCGGCTAATTTGTGTACGCAATTCTTGAAACCGCCGATGGGCTTGGCATACGAAAAAACGCTCATGCCATTTGTATTGCTTTCCAAAAAGCGATATGTAGGCATGTTGTATGAAGAGGATCCTAACAAGTGCAAATTGAAATATATGGGTCTGGTTCTCAAAAGACGCGACAATTGCGACTTGGTGAAGGACGTATATGGCGGTGTTTTGAACATATTGATGAAGGAAAATAATATTCAAGCTGCCATCGATTATTTGTATAAATGTTTGGATGAATTGACTGCTGGAAATGTGACAATGGATAAACTCGCAATAACAAAAGCATTGCGCGGATATTACAAAAACCCGCAACAAATTGCACATTGCGTGTTGGCAGATAGAATAAGCAAACGCGATCCTGGAAATAAACCGAAACCGGGTGATCGTATGAAATACGTTTACATAAACACTGACAATAAGAAGGCGTTACAAGGCGAGAAAATAGAGACGCCCGAATATATAATTGCCAACAAATTGCAAATTAATTATACGCATTACATTACGAATCAATTGATGAAACCTTTGCAACAATTGTTTGGACTAGCAGTAGAACAAATATGGGAACTGCAGAATAAGAGGAGGGCATTGAGTCAATACAAAAAAGCGATTGAACAATTGGACAAAGAATGCGCAGGCGATTTAGAATTATTTATGAAGAAAAAAGAGAAAGTGACGTCGGCGGAAATAAAGACTTTGTTGTTTGAAAAGTTTCTTACAAAGATTTATCAATCGCAGAATGGAATTCGAACATTGTCGGAATTTTGGGTAAAGAAATGAATATTTATTGAATGAATGAATCAAATTGATTGAATGAATCAAATTGATTGAATGGATATATAGAGAATGATATTTAGGAAATTAGAAAATTATTTTTTTATAAATATATCCAAATAATATATAGTAATAAATGAAACTTTGTGCTCCTGCTGTTGTCTATCTTGTTTTAGCTGTTATCGCGTTAGTTTTCAATCTTCAATATAGTTTTTTGAGCGTAATTGTTCATCTTGCCTTTGTTGGTATTTGGACTCTTATTTTGAACTGGATTTGTTCCAAGGGATTGAAATGGGTTTCTTGGTTGCTTGTTATTATTCCTTATTTATTTACTGGATTAGTTATTTTAATTGCGTATGAAATTATTATATTGAATGATGTTTTGAAACATGAATCATCACATCAAGGGTTTTCTCTTTATAAATAAAAAATAAAATAAAAAATAAAATAAAAAATACAAATATATCAGAAATTGCTGTAAAAACTACTTGACATATCTAATAAAAATGGAATATCAAATATGTACATTAATTCTGCAGTATTTGGATTATTTTGCAATTCTTGTTGGAGAAAGGTTCTCAAAGTATTTGTAATGTTTCGCCGAGAGTTCGAAGTAGAGTTCGGAGTAGAGTTCAGAGTAGAGTTCGGAGTAGAGTTCGATTGAGAATTCGGAGTAGAATTCGGAGTAGAATTCGGAAGAGAATTCACACGAGAATTCAGAGTAGAATTCGGAGTAGAGTTCGGAGTAGAGTTAGGACGAGTGTTTGCATTATTATTATTCGCATTATTATAATAATTTGATTCTGTATAATCTATTTGACTTTCATTATCATCAAATAATACATTCAATTCATTTTCCATAAATTCATTTTCATTATTCATTTGTTCTATTGGAGTCGTTGGAGTCGTTGTAGTCGTTGGATTAGTTGTAGTCGGTTGAGTTATATTGTTATCAGAAGATATTAATATCGGTGTTTCTCGAATATCATATCTGCAAATAGGACATCTTGTATTTAAAGAGAACCAATTCAACAAAGCGTCATGTGAAAATAAATGGTTGCAATGACGAATACGTGATACAATATTACCAACAGAAATAGTTTCCATTGTAATTGGACAATTTTGAATTTCTATAGTAGATATAATAGGATAATTAGAAGTGCCAACATATTGGCCAGAAGGATCATATCGAAAATTTTCAATTGCATTTTCAATTTGAAAATTGGTAGGACGTATAACAACATCTTCGAAATTATTTTGGAAATTATTTCGAATCTGTTGAAATGTATCTGTAAATAATCCACGTAAATTTTGCCGATTCGTATTTCGGTTATTTACATTTGCATTTCTATTATTATCATTATTTCGGTAATAATTCATATGGTATCTGTTATCACGGTGTTGATGTTGATGTTGATGTTGATGTTGATCATTCGTATAATTTTGACACATCATGATGATTTGCCTCATATTTGAGTGATAATAATTCATATTTTCATTGTAATCATATACAATATCTCTCACTATTTCATTTTGTTCTCGCGGTCTTCTGCGATGGTTTTGCATACAAGTAAATATAAAGATAAATTCATTATATTTATATCTTTTTTTCATCCAATGTCAGACACAAATGGAATAATAGGACTTGCAAATTTAGGAAATACATGTTTTCTGAATTCTTGTATTCAGGTTCTCAATCATACATACGAATTAATGGAATTTGAAAAAATCAAAATAAAAAATGATGTACCAGATACCATTTTATTCAAAGAATGGAATGAATTGAGAAAAATGATGTTGGAATTGAGACAAGGGATTGTATCTCCAAACAGATTTGTGCATACTGTTCAAATGATTTCTCAAAAGAAAAATCGGCCTTTATTTACGGGATGGGGGCAAAATGATGTGTGCGAATTTCTACTATTGATAATGGAATGTTCTCATAATAGCATTTGCCGCAAGATTCGAATGCATATAAATGGAAAACCTGAAAATAACACGGATAAAATGGCAATTAAATGTTACGAATATTTGAAAGACATATATGCAAAAGAATATTCGGAAATATACGATGTGTTTTACGGAATATACATGACGACTATTTACGACAAGGAAAATAAAAAAATACTTTCGATGAAACCCGAGCACTTTTTCATTCTAGATTTACAATTATTCAATGAAAAAGCATTCAACTACAAAGACATTTACGAATTGTTTGAAAATCATATTAATCCAGAGAACATGAGTGGAGAAAATGCATGGTTCAATGATGAAACCGGCGAAAAAGAGGAAATAAATAAAGTCACAATGTTTTGGAATTTACCAAAGGTATTGGTCATTTGTTTGAAAAGGTTCTCGACTGATGGAAAAAGGAAATTACAGCATTTAGTGAATTATCCATTGACAAATTTGAATTTGTCGAAATATGTAAAAGGATACAATCCAAAGCAATATGTGTACGATTTATACGGTGTTTGCAATCATTTTGGAGGAGTTCAAGGTGGGCATTACACTGCATATGCAAAACATGCAAATGAAAAATGGTTTCATTTCAATGATACAAATGTGAATGAAGTACCTACAAATGAAATTGTTTCAAATGCGGCATATTGTCTTTTTTACAGGAAAAAGGATTCTAATTAAGATATATAACATATAATATAATGAATAATCCTAATCCAGAAATGTATCCGGCAAATACGGGACAATATGATGATTATCCGTTAGGTGGTTTATTTCGTCAAGACCCGATTCAAAGTAATACATACATATTGGATTTGAATATATCAAATTTGCAAAATAATTTTGGTGTTTGGTTTTTGTTGTGCTTTCTGTTTTTATCTGTTTTAGTGTATTTTGTATCATCTTTTTTGTTCAAAGCATCAATGGGTGAAAATTACCATATTCGCATGGCACAAATGCTAGATATTTTGGTATTTAGCATGATAATAGTGTATGTGATTGTCGATTTTTATTGGAATTCAGAATTAGATATTGAAAAACATCTTGTGAATCGTTTAGGCGATTTTGCGGTTTTTTTGGGTGATTCATATGCATTGATTATTCTGTTTTTTTTTATGGCTGGGTTTTATTTGATTATATATGCCGTTGGATTACCTATGGATGATAATAAATCGAAATCTATATGGTTAGTGGAAACAATTGTATTAATAACAGCGGTTATCTTAATTATAATTTGGTTTTTCAAGTATTTATTAAATATTGATTTGGTAGATATTACTATTTTGAATAAATTGACACCAAAACCAAAGGTTGATACAACAACATCATTACTTGCATCTTCTGTAGAACCGACACAGCAACCTGATAATTTGAATGGATTGAATTATTATTATAAATCGAATGATAAAAATAATTTTTATGAGTTTGATGTGAAAGTACCAGAATTGAATAAAAGTCTTATTATTCCAGATATACAAAATATTGAAAATAAATTGGATGGCTTGAATGGAGCAGCTGTTGCTGAAAGAAGTTTTGCAAGTTTTTCACATGATACAGAAAACACATTATTACCATCTATAAATTCAACATATGGAATAACTACCGATTCTACAATAAATCCAACTCAACCTCCTAGAATTACAACTGTTGGTAATACAGATACATTACAACAAACGACATCTCAACAAACGACGCCTCAACAAACGACATCTCAACAAACGACATCTCAACAAAGGACACCAGGTCAAACAACGCCTCAACAAACGACACCAGGACAAACAACGCCAGGTCAAACAACGCCAGGTCAAACAACGCCAGGTCAAACAACGCCAGGTCAAACAACGCCAGGTCAAACAACGCCAGGTCAAA